AATGCATCACCAGCAAACATTGAACGTAGATCATCAGAAGCCTCTTCAAGCACGCAAGCAAATAATCGGCGAGGACTATTGATTGAGTCTTTTGAATGATGCAACGCTAAGTACGCAGTTGTTTTAATTTTAACATATTGGCCAGATGCCAACTGAATAACGAAACCTTCGATACCTTGCAGGTCTGGTACACTGTTAACAAATGTAGACATATCTAAATGGTGATATGTTTCAACCCAGTAGTGTTTTAGTATTGGTAATTCTTCTTGTAACTTTATAGGCCATTCATATGCACCAGTTAAGTTATCACGAACAGCTAGAATCACTAACGCAGGCTTTTCATAACCAATTACGATACGATTATCTGGAGACACCCATTCCATGATAACTGTTAAGTTCCAACGAACCAACGTTTCAACAGCAAAGTTAAACGCAGTATTTTCAGGTAACTCTAACCAAGCCATTGCAGCAAGTGCTTGATCAGAAGCTAGCGCAGTTTTTGATTTCAACCGAACTGTTCCAGTTGACAGTTCACCGTTCTGAACACCATGCAGATACGTTGATATCAACGAACCATCCATCTTTAACATAACCTGCTTAGGGTTATCAAAATCGAGGTCCATAGTAAACGGATTCTCACGATAGTTAAAGAATTTTGGTAGTGGTAATGAAGCTAAACGAATTGGATTACCAGCAGAGTCTATTTCAAATAGATGTCCTCTACATTCCAACGCATTAGGTGCGAGGAACTCAGAATATGATGCGAGACGATATGTAAACACCCGGTATGTACAACCATCGAGGGTATTATCACGAAAGTAGAACGCTTCACTGTTATTACACAGTGACATTAAATCGTTATACATTGTAGTTTGGTATTGATTCATGTTAATTCTCGATATTTACTAATTAAGCCATATTATAACATAATATAGCTTAATGTTCAAGAATTAAATGCAGGAGATATGATTATTTTTTTATTATTTTGAATTCCCCAATTGGAGAATGTTATAGTAGCGACACCTTTCACGATATCAACAGTGACATCATCTAGTGGTTCGAAACGATCTTTGATTTGTTTAATGATTTGTTTAATATTATCAGCGCGAGTGTAAGTTATTCTATCACCTAAATCTACTTGAAATAATGGTTTAGGGTTAGCAGCTTCACTCATTAGAGCAGAGCTTAATCTCCAACCACCAGTTAACCCACGAGTTTTAGCAAGTTGCTCAACTGAGTAAGTAATATTCTTTTCATATTGAGTCCAAGCACTTCTCATACTAGGATCAGGACGTTGAACACCAGTTACCTTATACGCACGTTGGGTTAACTCTAATGCATTAGCCCATTGTTGAGTAGTATCAGCAGCACCCTTACGGATATTGCCTTGAATTTTCTTCATGACAGCATCAGGTAATTCAGAAAGATCAGCAAGTTCGTTTAAGTTTAGTAATTCAGATAGTATATTCATAGTTGTATTTATGCAGTTCCTTTAATAAAACTATGATACTTACCAATTGCACCTTTTAATGTTGATGCAGTATTATACGCGCGATGAGTATGGGTTATGTATGTAACCTTACCTGTTTTTGGATGTTCTGATTTCCAAACAGCAGGAGTTGTACCACCGTTATACCCCTTATGCCATACTGCTTTACGTTTCATAACTTCAGCACGTTCTTCAGCAGTTAAAGGTTTTTTATTTTTCTCTAACTGTGAAAATTGGCTTTGTTGTTCTATTAAAAATTCGCTGAATTTCATAGGGACCTCTAATTTGTATCAGTGCGGCGTAATACCCAAACTGTACCAGGTCCAACACTTTTTTGTTGTATTTGTTTATACTTACCAGTTCTTAACAAATCTTTAACAACTGCACTATATAAGGTTCGTTCTTGATATGTTTTAGCATATAGCTGAGCAGTATATCTGTTATTTTTAACAAACGAGTCATAGGATGTAAGAGCTTGTTTTAGTGCACCTGTTGCAATTTTTGGATTATTAATTAATGCGTTAACATTATTTTTATTTTGAAACCCATGAACAAGATTACCCATCTCGTTATCTTGAGTAACATATTTTTGAATTGCTTCATTTAACGCAGTTGTTAAATCTAATTCAGGTTCTAATAATTCTTGCAACAGTGACATTATATTACTTAGAATGTGTTGAATTTATTAAACTTTCCAAATCTTCAGCATATTCACGACGTAACCGATCGCGGTCACGAATCTTCTGTTTCATTTCTTCAGATAAACATGACATATCTTTACCAGTCCAAGTCGGTAAAGTTGGTCTTGCAGGTGCAGTTAATGGGTTAGTAACATATATTAACTTATCAACCTGCTTTTCTTTAATAGTAGTACAACCAGTTAACAATATTAGTAGTAGGCCTGGAAATGTTATGTAGTTTATAAGTTTCATTACTGATCACTCCCAAATTGTTCATCATCTTGTTGCTCTTGAGTTTTCTTTTGGGCAACTTTTTGATCTTGTTTATGTTTTTCTTGTGAAGTTTTTAATGCTTCTTGAGCTTTTTGTGTCGCTTGATTAGCAATAACATTTTCATTAGCACGAACTTTTTCAGTTACAGCTACCTCTGCATCATCAGCAACTTGATTTTCTTGTTCAGTAGTAGCTTTTTTACTACCAAAGAATGCTATTAATAAATCAAGTATTTTTTTAACTAATTCCATAATATTCTCCTAGAGTTATATTAGTATTTATTATAGTGTTGCATCAGCTGTAGCATAACCCTCTAAATAATCACCAACTGTAGTTAGTGATGCACCAAAAACAGAAAATTTATTAGTATATGCGGTGTCCATAGTATATAAAGTGGTAGTGGTAGTGGTACCATTTAATAATAAACCTGAAGTAGTTTTAGTAGAATTTGTATAAAATGATATAAGAAATGATGTTGGAGCGGATCGTTTGGTAACCTTAAAAAATATATCTATTGGGGGTGCTCCGTTATAGTTACCAGTTGATACATTCTTAGAAATAGTACCTACGACAATTTCTTCATAATATCTACGACACAACATTGTATCTATTGCAATGTTTACTGGTTCAAAGTCGGTTGCAGAAGAACCTTCTTCCATTTGAAATTGTGCAATATCAATATTTGAACCACTTAGAGTATTAATACCCAAATATGGAGCAAAATAATCGTTACCATCTGTACCCAATACCTTACCTGATAGTGATGGTAATGTTATAGTAGCTTGAATTTTATACCAAGTTGCATCACCCGGTATACTAAATGTTGTAGCTCCAATTGCATCTATTTCAGTTGATGGTGAACCACCAGTACCAAAAGCTTGTAAGAACTGTATTTTGACTGTACTACTAGTTGCAGCATTGTTACGTATCCAACACGAAACAGTAAATGTTTTTCCAGATGACAATACTACATTTTCTATAGGATTTCTAATATTAGAGTTTCCAGCCGTTGCAGATTGTGTCCAGTTCATATAATATTGAGGATTACCTGGAACATCAGTTTGACCCAATGTAAATGTTTGTCTGGACAACGTACCTGTAGCTACAGTATAGGATTTCCAATTATCTACAGTATATTGTCCTATACCAGTTGGAGATGTTGGGGCTGTAGTAAATGATGTACCCCGCTGCCATATATCAAACCCACCATTAATAACCCAGTTTTTTCTACTTACAATTTTAGTGTTGTTTGATGGTGTTGGTGTTGCTAAATAACTCATATTAATTCCTTATATTTCTGCGTCAATTGTAACGTACCCGCTAAGATAATCACCAAGCGTTGTTAGTGCAGATCCACCCCAAACTGCTAATGATTCTTTAGTAGTACTAGTGGTATAACCAGTAGTTACTGTTGTAGTATTATTAACCAGTAACCCAGGTGTAGTTTTAGTACTACTAGTAAAGAATGTTACAGTAGGTACTAGTACTTTACGATTCTTATAATAGCTATATATTGGTGGAGCTCCCGAAAAACTTGCAGCGGCACTTATTTTTTGTACTATTGATATTGTTTTTTCCTCATAATACCTTTGACATAATAATAATTCCATTCCAAGTGGTCTATATTCAAATGATGTGGCAGAAGAACCTACTTCAAGTTGAATTTGTGAAATATCAAAAGAACCATTTTGAAGACCTAAGGTGTTTGTACGACTATTAAGAGTTGAACCTGCAGAATACCAAAATGATAAACCAAAACCATCGTTACCACCAGTACCTAACGTTTTACCTGTAATAGATGGATATTTAACAGTTTTTGTAAACTTTTGCCAAGCGGTCGTTAGATTGAAGGTAGTTACACCAATTCCACTAACATCGGCTGATGGTGTTCCCCCTGTGCCAAAATTTTGCCAAAAATCTACAGCAATATTTTTATTTGTATCAGCTTTTGCATAAAAAGATAAGGTAAACATTACTCCAGAAGATAGTAGTACATTTTCAATCTTTTGAAATTTTTGAGATGTAGAGTTTGTAGCAGTACCTGATACTACTGTTGTTCTTGAATAATATTGTGGATTATTTGGTACAGCAGTTTGCCCATTTTGAAATGGTTGTTGATACTGTGTAATCGTAGTTCCGCCAGATCTTGTACTATTCCATCTATCATCTGACAACACCCCAGAACTATTTTGAGTAATAGCACGTTGCCAAATATCAAAATTACCATTTATAATATAATTTTTTCGACGTATATTAATTGGATTTTTATCTACACCTACATAACTCATATTAATTCCTTATATTTCTGCATCTGCTGTTATATGACCCTGTCCATACTCACCAATATTTGAAAAAGCACCACCTAGTTGCATATTACAGGAGTTAGTATCCCCAGTTAACGTATATCCGGTAGTAATCGTAGTAGCAACAGCAACAACTGCACCTAAAAATACTATTACCCCTGGCGTAGCTTTAGTAATTGATGTGTATAATGTTAGTGTTGGTGTTGTACGTTTTGTAACTTTAAACTCTGTATATTTAGGTGGTGTTCCAGCAAAATTAGTATATGTGCCTTGTTTTTGACTGGTACCTAAAGCGGATTCTTCATAGTATCTTTGACATAGGAATAATTCCATACCAATTGGCCTATAATCAAAGCTGGTAGCAGTTAAACCTTCTTCTAATTGAACTTGTGAAATATCAAATGTACCAGATTGTTGTCCTAATGAATTGGTACGGGTATTAAAGTTGGTACCAGCCTCAAACCAAAATCTACAAGAAGCATAATCATCATTATTGGTTCCAAGAGATTTACCAGCAATAGACGGCCATGCAACTGGTATTGTAAATTTTTTCCATGTTGTAGTTAATGCACAGGTTGTTACACCAATGGTATTAATTGCGGTAGATGGAGATCCACCAGTACCAAATGTTTGTAAGAATTCAACAGCCATATTTTTAGACGCATCAGCTTTTGCATAAAACGATAATGTGCAAGTCTTTCCAGCTAATAATCTAACACCATTTTCAATACGTTGAATTTGAGCAATAATACTACCAGCATTAGCTACTGATGTTACTACCATTCTTGAGAAATACTTTGGATTGCTAGGTATATCAGTTTGTCCTAACGGGTGAGTTTGTTGGGAAATAACTGCAGTAGATGTAGTCATAGTATAAAACCAACGATCTGCGGACCCATATCCATTAGTAGTTTGGGTAGTACCACGTTGCCATATATCAAAATTACCATTAATAAGATAATTCTTTCTACCTACAGTAGTATTAATAGTATTATTAGCTGTATTATTAATTCCTATATAACTCATAATGTTCCTTTATTGTATTTCAGCATCTGCTGTCCAGTGAATTGCAATAGATTGTCCAGCTTGAGTAGTCGCTGGGGTTACAGTTGCTAAGTTAATACTTGAATCTGTTGATGTTTGTATTGAAGAAGTTGAAGAACAATCAGCACCTGTTGATGTATTACGAGCTTGTGCATTAGCAGCCTGTGGATTAAAGAATGTTACAGTTGGTGCAACTCTCTTAGTTGCCACAAATTTAATAGTTCCACAATTTTGAGATGTTGAAGCACCAACTACCTGCGGGCAAAAATACGCACCGGCTGCAGTAGCGTTTTGAACAGGGGCAGTTCCTTGTGGGAAACTTTTTTCATAAAATCGTTGACACAACCCTAGTTCAGTTGCAGGATGTCTATATTCAAAATTAGTAGCAATACTACCTTCTTCCATTTGAACTTGTGATATATCAAATGTACCAGATTGTTGAGTTAAACTATTAGTACGTGCAGTAAATGAAGAACCTGCATCAAACCAAAACAATGCACTGAAATAGTCATCATTATTAGTACCTAATGTAAGACCTGTAGCAGATGGAAAAGTAACAGTGGTTGTAAATTTTTGCCAGCTAGTAGTTAACGTAAATGTTGTTACACCGATAGATGTGACGGTTGCAGATGGGGTACCACCAGTTCCAAATACTTGAATAAACTCAACAGCTATGTTTTTAGTTGCATCTGCTTTAGCATAAAATGATAACGTAAATGTTTTACTAGATGATAATGTTACATCTTCGATATGTTGTCGTTGTATGACATAGTTACTTGCACCTGCAACAGAAGTAACAACTGTACGGTGAAAATATTTAGGATTACTTGGAATATCAGTTTGGCCTAATGTATGTACTTGTTGAGAACATGTTTTAGTTGAACCTACATTTGCATTAACCCAACGGTCAGCTGAACCGTATCCGCTATTAGTTTGAGAAGTACCACGTTGCCATATATCAAAAGCACCATTAATAATATAATTTTTATGCTGATTAATAGTATCGTATACAATAGTACCAGAACCAGTAACGATAGGTTCTTGTATTATTGTTGAATTTGTAGCATCTGATATAAATTTAGCTAATTTCTGTACATTAGACATGCTATTTCCTTATATTTCTGCGTCGGCAGTCCAATGAACTGCTAATGATTGTCCTGCAGCTGAACCTGCGGGAGTAGTAACAGTAGGATTTATACAAGTATCAGATACTGTAGTAAATACTGTAGTAGCAGAGCAATCTACTACAATTGAAGTATTACGAGCTTGAGCATTAGCTGCACTAGGATTGAAAAATGTCACGGTTGGTGCATCTCTTTTAGTTACTGCAAACCTAATAGTACCACCATTCTGACTAGCTGATGCACCTACTACTTGCGGAAAGAAATATGAACCTACCGCAGTCGCATTTTGAGCTGGGACTGTTCCTAATGGGAAACTTTTTTCATAATATCGTTGACATAATGTTAACTCTGTCGATGGTAATCTAATTTCAAAATTAGTAACAACACTACCTTCTTCTAATTGAACTTGTGATATATCAAATGTACCAGATTGTTGTCCTAATGAGTTAGTTCGAGTATTAAATGTTGAACCAGCATCAAACCAAAATGATAACTCTAATTCATCATTATTATTAGTACCAAATGTTTTACCTGAAATACTGGGAAGGGTAGTAGTAACAGAAAACTTTTGCCAGCTAGTAGTTAACGTAAATGTTGTTACACCGATAGATGTGACGGTTGCAGATGGGGTACCACCAGTTCCAAACACCTGTGCATACTCTGTTGCAATATTTTTAGTTGCATCAGCTTTTGCATAAAATGATAATGTTACTGTCTTACCAGATAATACTCTAGTAGCATATTCAATACGTTGAACTTTACGTACATCATTTGCAGTTCCTGCTACAGAAGTTACAACAGTACGAGAAAAATATGTCGGATTATTAGCGACAGCAGTTTGACCTACTGTAAAAGCCTGTCTAGAAACAGTTTGGGTTGAACCTGCAATGTTATTGATCCAACGATCATCTGAACCATAACCATTTCCAGTTTGTGTTGTATTACGTTGCCAAATATCAAAATTGCCATTTATAATATAATTCTTATGTTGATTATTAATAAATGCATTACTACCAGATCCAGTAGTATAAGTTTCTTGAACAGAAGTATTACTAACTGCATTTGATATAAATTGTGATAATTTTTGTGCGTTAGACATATAACTCCTTATAACTCAGCTTCAGCAGTCCAATGAACTGTTAATGATTGCCCTGCTGCTGAACCAGCAGGTGTAGTTGTAACTGGGTTAATAACAGTATCAGTGGCAGCTGAAACACTAGTAGTTGCTGAACAATCAGCATTTGTGGATGCATTTCTAAATTGTGCATTAGCAGCTGAAGGATTATACAATGTTACAGTTGGTGCAGCTCTTTTAGTTACTGCAAACCTAATAGTTCCACAGTTTTGTGTAGCTGAAGCTCCTACCACTTGTGGGCAAATATGAGCTCCTGCAGTACTACCAGTGTTTTGAGCTGGATTGGTACCTTGTGGGAAGCTTTTTTCATAATAACGTTGACACATTGCTAATTCTGTTTGGTATGGTCTTTGTTCAAAATCTGTAGCAAGAATACCTTCTTCCATTTGAAATTGTGCAAAATCAATATTAATTGCACGACTCACTGGTAATCTAATATACGGTGCGAAATAATCATTACCGTTAGTACCTAATGTGACACCTGCAACAGTAGGGAATGTTACAGTAGTAGATATTTTACGCCATACTGAATCGTTTGCGGTAAAGAAGCCAGTTAACCCGATTCCGAGTAATCCAGTTGTAGGAGTTCCACCAGTACCATACGATGTCATGCCACCTAAGTTAAAGGTTCCAGTAATAGTAGATCTGTTACGAATCCAACATGATATTGTAAATGTTTTACCAGACGATAATGTTACATTTTCAATAGGACTAGCTAAAGTAGCGGTACCTGGATCACTAGCTTGTGTCCAGTTTAAATAATATATTGGATTACCAGGCACTTCAGTTTGACCAGGTGTAAACGTTTGTCTTGATACTGCACCAGTTGGTTGTGTAAATCCCATTAACCAATGGTCAGCACAATATGTTCCTGTTACCCAACTAAAAGAGGTACCACGTTGCCATATATCAAAACCACCATTAATTACTAGGTTTGTATGACGGTCGTTAGTCACGGAAACATTACCAACACCATCAGCAAATATTGATTTAGCTGTTGTTGCATTAACTGCATCAGATATAAATTTTGATAACTGTTTTGTCTTAGACATAATTATAACTCAGCGTCAGCTGTCCAATGGAAGCCACAACCATTACCCGCAGCACTAGCAGCTGGTGCAGTTCCAAATACACTAAAACTTACTTCACTAGTAGGATTTCCAGTAGTGTTTATTGTAGTTCCAGAAAAATCAGCATTAATTGCAGCATTACGAATTTGAGCGTTTGCTGCAGATGGATTAAATATTGTTATAGTTGGTGTACTACGCTTTGGTACTATAAAACGCACAGTTGGTGTTCCCATAATAGTTGATGCGGCAACTACTTGTGGAAAGTAATGCATTCCAGTAGTACCAACATTTTGAGCTGGTGCAGTAACTAATTGAAAACTCTTTTCATAGTAACGTTGGCATAATGCTAATTCTGTTTGAATAGAACGATATTCAAAGTTTGTTGCAACACTACCCTCTTCTAATTGAACCTGTGATATATCAAATGTACCAGATTGCTGACCTAATGTATTAGTTCTTGTATTAAATGTTGAACCAGCTTCTAACCAAAATATAAATTGGAAATAATCATTACCAGCAGTACCTAAAGTTTTACCAGATACAGATGGGAATGTACCAGTTACTGTATATTTTTGCCAATTAGTTGTTAATGCTAATGTTGATACTGATATTGATGTTACATCAGCAGAAGGAGCCCCACCAGTACCAAAGGATTGTGTAAATTCCACTGCAATATTTTTTGTTGCATCTGCTTTAGCATAAAATGATAGTGTAAAAATCTTACCAGAGGACAATAATACATTTTCCATCCGTTGGAAGTTCGCAGTAAAATTTCCAACTGCAGCAACTGAAGTAACCACTGTTCTTGAAAAATACTTAGGATTTTCAGGTACGTCAGTTTGTCCAAGAGTAAAAGATTGTTGAGACGTTGTCTTAGTTGAACCAGTGTTTGTAAACTGCCATCTATCAGCAGATCCATATCCACTAGTAGTTTGTGTGGTGCCACGTTGCCAAATATCAAATTTACCATTAATCACATAATTCTTATGTTGGTTTCCAGCTGTTGCAACGAATCTAGCATCGCTTTGAGCTTGAGTATATACGTTTGGTATTGAAAATGTCTTATAGGCAACAATCTCAACGTTATCGTTTAACGCTGCACCAGTTACAAAAACTACACTACTACCATTAGTCGCAGTATAATCTGTACCAGTAATTAACTTAATACCGTTTTGATATACATCTAGAAATCCAACATCGTACGTTGCAGCAAAGGTAGTTTGTCCAGATGTTGCAGTATACGTACTGGTAGTTCTAGTAGTATTTGGATTTGAAAGTCCTAGATACATATCATTCTCCTTATGGTGCTACAGTATCAGCAGTTGTTAATAATATACTTGCGTATGCGCTAATAACACTAGCAGCAGATGCTAATACTTGAATAGTATCTGATGCTTTCATATTAATAGGTTTGTCAAATATCAATGATGAACCTGGTGGTATTGATGCGTTTTGAACTAATGGAATAGCAGTAACACCACCACCTATATTAATTCTAACACTAACTGTATATGTATTAACTGTATCAGAATTTGAAAGGTACAATGAATGTACTACAGCTTCATAATTAGCTGGACCAGTATATAATGTTGTATATGATGTTGTAACAGCTGCAATGCCTGCGCTTCTAAATGCCATTTTTTGTACTCCTAAAGTCTTTTATTATATTTATATATTATCCAAACACAATTGCCATAGCCATCGCTATAGTATCAGCGTAATTCTTAGTTGCAGCCTGATTATCAGCTGCAGGGGTTGGTACTACTACAGTTCCAGTAAATGTTGTAGGACCCGTAAATAAGTTCGCTGCAGTTGTAGCTGTGTAGAAGTTGTAATTACCTGCAGCAGCAGTTACATTACCATAGAATCCATAGTTATGGGTACCACCTACTGATAAGTTAGCAGCAAATCCAGATTGAGATGTTAAAGTAGCTCCACTTAATAATGTTGGATCATTAGCAACAAAATGTACAGCATTTGCAATAGGATTTGTACTAAATCTTATATTAGATGCATATGTGTTAACTGTTAATGAGTTTCCAGATGTTGCAGTTACTATTGTATGAGTATCTGTAGCGTTTATTAATGTCGTAGTACCAGTATTATCACCCATACTTCCTGAAACTGTAAACGCGTCAGAAGTACCTGCTGGTTCTAGGAAGGTTCTTGCATATACCCAAAATAGATTACCAGTTACTGTAGTTGAGAAACTATTAAAGTTTAATGAACCCTGACCATCTGTACCATTACCACCAGTAGCTACTATATTTGAGTCATAGTTAGCAGCAGCAGTAGCACCAGTATGGAATTGTATAGTTGCAGTATTTGCAGTGCCTATTGCACCCATATTTAATTTTATACCAGAGCCAGTAAAGTTAACATTTGTACTAGTAGCAGTTAATGATGTCGCAGTAAAGGTTTTTGTACCTGTTATTGTTTCAGTACCAGCTAAGTGAACTACTGTAGAATCTAACGCAGCATCTGTAATACCATATCCACTTAATGTGGTAGGTGTTGAAGTAATTGATCCCCATGCTGGAGTAACAGTTACATTTGAAGCAGCAGTAACTAATCCTTTAGCATTAACAGTAACTACACTGGCTTGTGTTGCTGATCCAAAGGTACCAACATTACTATTAACTGTTACTAAAGTACCAGTTATCGCAGTAGTACCAGTACCAGTAAAATCACCACTTAACGTAATGGATTGGTTACCAGTTAAATATGTTGCAGTGTCAACCGTCCAAGTTCCTGAACCGTTAGTTTTTAAGAATCCAGATGTGCCAGTTAAAGCAGCAATTGCAGTAAGATCAGCATCAAGTGGTTGAGCATCAGTAATACCGTAACCACTTAATGTGGTTGGATTAGTTCCAGCTGTAACACGTCCTTTTGAATCTGTAGTTACAGATTTATAAGTTCCAGCTGTTCCAACTTCAGTTAATGCTAATTGCGCATTTGTTAATGTTGAACTGGTTGTACCATTAACAGTGGTCATTATACCACCAGTTGAATATACATCGATACCAACTTCGTCAGTTGGTAACTGAACAATACCAGCTCCTAAGTTAACGTTTAATACATTACCGCTATATGATAGTCCAGTACCAGCACCAACAGCACCAGGACCAGCAATCTCTACCCATACATTACTAGTAGCATTATACAAATAGGTGTGTCCAAGATGTTCACTGTTTGATGCATTATCTAGAACTGTAACACCTTGTGTTATTGTTGGAGAACCGCCAGCAAAACCTTCTGGTAATGTCCAGGAAGCACTTGAAGTTATAGTACCACCATTATATTGAACTAAATCATTATGTTCTACAGTATGGGTGCTTATTACAAATGCACCTAGTGTTGAGCCAACACCAGTACCATGTTCACCAGTTACTAAGAATCTATCTCCAGATGCTAATGTTTTAATAACTAACCAACCAGCTCCAGTTGCAAGATATGTTACAACACTTCCTACAGATACTGATACCGACCCGGTCCAAGTACCAGCTGTTGTTGTAATATAAGTAGTACCTAATACTGGAGAACCAGGTTCAGCTGATACAATATCATACAAATCTGGATCAACAATAGGATTTCTCCAAGTTGCACTAGCTGAAGTTAACGCATCAACATAAGCTTTTGAAGTTGCAGAAGTTGCACCAGAAGGAGTTGTTGGTAATCCTAATACCTCACCACCACCAGAGAATGTAATATTAGCTGTACTGTTCATTGAGCTTCCAGCTTTTGCTACTTTAGCATCTAACTGAGTTTGAATTGAACTTGTTACACCAACAGTATAATTAATTTCAGTTGCAGTTGCAGTAATAGCATCAATTAAGGTATTTTGACCAGAAGTTAAATGTAACGAGAAGTCTGAAACGTGTGATATTGGAGCAGCATCAGTAATACCATACCCACTTAAAGTAGTAGGTGTTGAAGTAATTGAAGACCATGCAGGTGTAACAGTAACATTTGATGCTGCAGTTATTAATCCTTTAGCATTAACAGTAAACGTACCTACTTGAGTTGCTGAAGCAAATGATCCAACATTACTATTAACAGTTGCTAATGTTGTTGTTATTGCGGTCGTACCAGAACCAGTAGTATCACCGGAAATTGTTATAGTTTGATTTCCTGTTAAATATGTCGCAGTATCAACAGTCCAAGTACCAGCACCGTTTGTATGTAATAAACCAACAGTACCAGTTAATGCGGCAATTGCTGTTAAATCTGCATCTAATGGTTGAGCATCTGTAATACCATACCCACTTAATGTAGTAGGTGTTGAAGTAATTGAAGACCATGCAGGTGTTATTGTTGTATTAGAAGCTGCGGTTATTAAACCTTTTGCGTTAACTGTAATACTAGAAGATTGTGTAGAACCTCCAAAAGATCCAACATTACTGTTAACTGTTGCTAATGTTAAATTCGATGAACCTGCAGTTGAAGTTGCGTCCCCAGTAAATGCTGGTAATCTAGCAGCATTTAAAGTTCCTGCACTAAAATTTGATGCATCTAAGAAATACAAATAACTAAATCCGTTTAGATAATTAACGTTTAAATTATTTACCATTGTTGTTGAGGCAATTGTAAACGGTGCAGTACCTGAAGATACTGATGATACAACTGGTACACTAAAAGTTTTACTACCTGTAATTGTTTCAATACCTGCTAAATGTACCACTGTGGTATCAGTTGCAGCATCTGTAATACCATACCCACTTAATGTAGTAGGAGTTGATGTAATTGAAGACCATGCAGGTGTAACAGTAACTTCTCCGGCAGCAATAACTAAACCTTTAGCATTAACAGTAAAAGTACTTGCTTTAGTTGCAGAACCAAATCCACCAACGTTACTATTAACTGTAGCTAATGTGGTAATAAATGAACTCATACCAGAACCGGTAACATCACCAGTTAATGTTGTAGTTTGATATGACCAGAAAGTATCAGTTCCATTTGTAACTAATACTTTACCATTTTCACCAGTTTGAGCTGGAACTAATGCATTAAATGCAGCGTTTGCAGTTGTCTGCCCGGTACCACCATAACCAATACTTAACGTACCACCAATTGTAATAGTACCAGATGATGTAATCGGCCCTCCTGAAGTAGTTAATCCTGTTGCACCACCAGTTACTGCTACTGAAGTTACTGTTCCAGATGATGCAGAAGTTTGTACCTGTGCCCATGCTGTACCATCATGAATATATAACCCCACGTTAGGAGAATCAGTTCTAAAGAATAATTCTCCTGCGTTTGGATTAGATGGATATGATGTTCCTAGTGCTACAGATAGATTTACAATTTCTGAACCTTCTGCTAAATTTACTCCATACATTTTCATATGTTAATTCCTTTATTATTATGGGTTACCACATTACGATACATATACCACTCTTACCAGCTGTTCCCCAAGTACTGACTGTGTTGCTACCTTTACCACCATATCCGTATCCTTGACCGCCCACCTGATCACCACCGTACGGTCCATATGATAGTCCTCCGAT